CTACAACACCTGAAGCAGCACCGATCAATTTAACTAAACCATCAAACTTGTTCAAGTTTACATTTACACTTGAAGTATCACCCTGCCATAAAGCAGTTTCTAATTGAGCAGCAATTGTCTTCGCTTTCTTATCAGCAAATTCTTGCTCAAAAGGAATAGAATCATACATTGATCCTGTTGGTAATGCTTTTTGTAAATACTTAGCTTCTAAGTCTTTAGGACAAAGTGCTTCATTTACTTTAATTTTTCCAACTGTTACTGTTCTTTGAGTAAAAGTTGTTGAACCAGATGCAGTAAAACCGCAAGATCCACCTGCTTGGAAGATCGCGTCTGTGTCCATAATGTTGATAGTTTCAGCGCTCTTTACGCCAACCATCACGTTACCTGCACTCTTGATTAAAGATGCAGTCTTTGCGCCTAATACAGAATCAGTTACCAATAAGGCTTCGTTTTGCTCTGTATATGCAGCTAATGCGTCTACGTTAAATGCCATTTTTATTAATTTTTAGTGTTTAAAATTGCTTGTCTATATTTTTCTAATCTTTGCCCTTTAATATCACTTGTATTTACAAATGAATTAAAACTATTTGGCTTTTGAATCGGATCTTCGCTTGGTGTATTTGAAAGTGCTTCGATTAATTCAGCTACTTGTGCAAATCCTTGCTTAACCTTTGATTCTAATTCCAAAACTTTTGCATCAGATGCATTTTTAGCTTCAACTAATTCAGCAATTTTTGCTTCAAATTGTTCTGCCATTTCTGCCATCTTTTTGTCTTCTTCTTTTTTAGCTTCAACCTCTGTATCCACTTCGGGTGTTGCTTCTACTTGCTTACTTTCGATTTCTACGATTATGCCGTTTTCATCTAAAGTAATTTCTGTGCCGTCCATTAGTTCGTGATCACCCGCAGGTGCAGGTGTGCCATCAGCTAACATAACAGAACCGCCAATTTCTAAAGCTGAAATTTCAACCTTAGTTCCGTCCATTAAAGAATATTCAGCCATTTCAACCTTAGTTTCATCAACTTTAGTTTCTTCAGCTTTCACTTCCTCAACAGGCGCAGCGTTGTCCTCAAACAAAGCCTTAATTTTTAAAATTGCTTCCTGTGCGTTCATACTTTTTTTATTATATAGTTAAAAAATGAAATGTTTATCACTTAACTTGTGACAATATTTTTTTAATAGCATCTACCATTGATTCAATCTTATTAACTTCTTTAGGTTTATAATTAAATAACCCTTCAACGCTGAATCCCATAATATCACCATTCTTTACTTTTGCCCACGCTTCATCATTATCTACGATCATTGAACCAAACCAACTTCCAACCGGTGCATCTTCAAAACCTTTCATTGGCATAATACCACGTGAAGGATCAGAAATAAAACTTTCAAATAATGTAACGCCTTCAAATTGTGCATTTGAATTATGCATTAAATTGACGTTACTTTGAAATCCTTTTTTGAAAAATTTTTGTACAATTTTAAGAATAGTATCAGCACTAAAAGCCACATAGTAGTCGCCATAAGTAGCGTCAGACCTAAAAATAGGCGTATCAGCCAACATAATAGCGCCCGAAATAATACGACGATCTTCATTTGTAACTTCAAATTTTTGACTTTTATTAAATGCGTTCCAATTCTTTTGAATTGCAGGTCGATCTACCAATGCAATAAAGTCGACTTGTGAATCGTCTTCAATATTCTCGGTAATATCTAACATATATATTGGTAATTCTGTGTTCATATTCTTAAATAGTTTTTATTTATATATTTATCGTTTATTGAAATCTTGCTCTATTTTGAATTTCATCTTCTCTTTGTTGCGCATTCTCAATATCACTTTGAATTACATAAGCGCGAACAGATGGTGAAGATCCGCCACCGCCACCTGTTGATCCGCCACCGCCACCTGTATTTGGCGGGTTACCACCGCCGGTATCCGGCATTGATCCACCACCACCGCCGCCTATTGAAGGAATAGATCCGCCTGTATCACCGCCGCCACCAATTGTTCCTTCTTCACTTAATCCTGCCGAAGATCCTGCTGAATTAATTGCTTTAACCCCGTCAATAGCTGATTTCACAACCGCCGCAGCTTGTAAAGCACCATTTGCTATAATTAAAGCAGACCACGGCAAACCTAATGTTAAAGGCGAAGCAGCAACAGCTTTAGTAGTAGCCGCCGCAGTATTTACAACAACCTGACCTAATGCAGCCGCTTTTTCAATTAATAAACCTGCAATAGCAACCTTTTTATTTTTACCTGCTAATACCTGTATATTTTTACCAAAATCCTCAACTAATTTAAGTCTTTCAAGTAATAATGCTCTTTTTGCAGCTGCTTCAGCTTTTTCAATTGCAATGTTATTTTCAGAGTGTTCTTTATTTATTTTTTCAATTTCTTTTGCATTGCCTTTAGCTGCTTCTAATTTTAATTTATAAGACGCTTGTTCAATAGCTTTAGCATTATCCCAATATGCTTTAGAATCAGTTGATAAAGATTTTTGTTGAGCCTGTAATATATCTAATTCTTCTTCTAAGCCCTTTTTAATTATTTCATTTTTATTTCTTTGACCTTCAGCTTCGGAAGCAGTAATCAAATCATTTTTAATCTTAGCCTTTTCTTCCTCTGATAGTTTTATAAATTCTTTATCTTCATCTAATTCTTTTAAATCTTTTTCAAGTTTAGACAATCTTTCCGCCTCTGCTCTTTCATTGTCATCCTTAATTGCAGCTATTCTAATGTCTTTAATTTTTTGATTAAATTCATCAAGATTATCCTGTTCTTCTTCTTGCTTTTTATCCCTATCTTCTTTTGCCTTTTTTTCTAATGCAATTTTTTCAGCTTCATATGTTTCATTATTAAGTTTAATTAATTCATCCTTAACTTTTTGACTTACTTTTAATTGCTCTATTTCTGCATCCTTAGCTTTCTTGTCAATTTCTAATTGCTTTAATGCTTTATCATTTTCATCTGCAAGTAATGCTTTACTCTTTTCATTCTGCAAATCAATAAGCATTTTATTTGCAGTCTTAGTATCTTCTTCAGATTTTTTATTAGCTTCATCACGATCCTTTTGTGCTTTCTCATTTGCTTTCTTAGTTTCTTCAGCACTTTTCTTATTATAATCAGCAGTTAAAACTAATTTCTCATTATTTAGATCTTTCCATTTTTTAGCATCTTCACCATATAGCTTTCCACTCGCATCAACTTTTGTCTTTAATACGGCTAAATCATTATTAATTAACTCCGTTCTTTTCTTATAAATTTCTTCTTCTTGTCCACCTTGCGCAGTTAATAATTTAATATCTCTTTCAATTTGATCATTCCTTAATTTAGACGAAGCAGTTAATGATTCAATATTTCTTTTTGCTTGACTTGTAACTCCAATGAAATCAGTAAATTGTTCAACTAATTCACCAACGCTTTTAGCGAATGCACCTAATGGACTTTTTTTAATCCAATCAGAAATAGCGTCAAAATTAGCAATTACGGAAGCTAATCCCGTAACTAATAAACCTATTCCTGTTGCAGCTATTGCGCCTTTTAAAACTTTAAATCCAACGCTTGTTTCTACAACGGCAACACCAAAGGCTTTTTGAACAACCGCAGCCGTTTTAGTAGCTGCATTATTTAAGTTCTGATAAGTTGTAGTTGCTCTTATTTGTGTACCTAAGTTTGTAAAGCTATCGATTGAATCACCCAATGCGTTCAAGCCTTGTGATAAAGCCATAGCAGCATTCACCTTTAATAAAGCAGCTTCAACGTTTTTATTCTCTTTTCCAAATAAAGCCATAGCGCCTTGCAAAGCACTAAAGCCACCTGCAACTCCAGATAATGCACCTGCAACCGCCTTAAATTTTGCATCCGGATTAAAGGCATCTGTTAAAGCCTTAGCATCACCAATACGATCTTTTAATTCAGCCGCACGCTTAGCCGCATTAATAGCCTCTTTTGAAGTTGCGCCAAACTTATCAGCCATAATAGCAACGTTTGCAGTTGCTTCTTTTAGCTGCGTTCTTAAACTTTTTACAGAATCATCTGTCGCTTCAAATGCTTTGTCTAATTTTTGAACTTCTGCGGTTGCCTGCGCGGCATCGGTCGTTACCTTTATACCAATTATTTCGTCTGCCATTAATTTGTGTTTATTACTTTTAATAAATTAACCTGTGTTGTCTGATACATCATAGGGTTATAACCATCTACTTTGTTAAGCCTAAATAATACGCCATTTATCCATATATATTTACTAAAATCTAAATTATAAATATCTAATGTATTAAGATATACCTTGCAGCTTAATAATTTACTTTCCATATCTGTAATTTCCAAAAGATACGGCAAGTGATATGTATTAAATAAATTATTTGTTGGATATGTATTTGCAGGAAATTGTAATTCTTTTGGAACTCCAAAATTAATATCGATAGTCGGGTTATTAGGATCGTCTAAATGCCCTGCATACCCATAGCTTGTTATCGTAGCTAATGTTCCACCGCCATCTTCTTGTATTTTCCATTGTGTAACCCCTGTTTTTTTCTTTGCAATCAAAATACGAATAACGCTATCCATTGGATCTTCTTGCGTATTATTATTTGATAATTTATAAATATCTGTATGATATTTGTCTTGCCCTGAATGTAATTTCAATACAGACGGCGCAAAGATTATTTGTGTCGAAGCGGTATCTTTTACGAAATCAAATTCAGAATCATATAAATTGTCACCATAAGATTGACCATATTT